AGAGCTTTAACAGGCTCGTTCGATTTATCGGGAACTGCTTATATAGGTTCATCCGCAGCAATAGGTGCATACCACAAAGGTCTCATCGACGAAGTCCGCATCTCCAACACCGTCCGTTCCGACGACTGGATCAAATTCGAATACTACGAGCAGAACGAATCCGACAACGAGATCACCGTCACGAATGAGGCGTCGGTCTCGAATCTTGAAATTTTGGTATCGGAAAGTGTTGCACTTTCCGATACGGTTAATGCAGAACTTGCAAATTATAACATTGTTGTTACAGATGGTGTCGGTGTTACGGATGTTTCCATTGCAGAAATATCCACAGTCTTTGGTAGTGTCACAGATTCTATATCTTTGTCCGATGAAGTTTCCGTTGAATTGGGTGGGTTTACAGAAGCAACAGTTGAAGATGCTGTGACTATATCGGATACAGTTACAGCGGAACTTTCAGTCTATGAAGTAGTTGTTACCGATGGCATCGGACTGTCCGACGAGACATCTGCCGAATTGAGTGGATATGTAGAGGTAGTGGTAGAGGATTCGATTATTTTAACGGATACAATCTCTGCCGAACTTACAAATTATGAAATTTCTGTTACCGATGGCGTCGGACTGTCCGACGAGACATCTGCCGAACTTCCGACGTATGAATTTGCAGTGACCGATGGCATCGGACTGTCCGACGATATTGTATCAAAATTGGGTGGATATGCAGAAGCAGCAGCAGTAGATTCACTTACAATTTCTGACGAGGTTTTTGCGGAGCTTACAAGCTACGAAAAAGCCATTGTTGATCCTATCTCTTTAACAGATGAAGTTTTCGTAGAACTCACAAACTACAAAATTTCTGTAGCAGACGATATTGCTGTTGTTGATTCTGTCATATCAAAATTGGGTGGATATGCAGAAGCAGGTGTATTAGATTCCATATCTGTATCTGATGAAGTTTTCGTAGAATTGTCTAATTATGAAATTGTAGTAGAGGATACAATTTCTGTCGCTGATAATGTTTTTGCAGAACTTGCAAACTACGAAATTTCTGTCACTGATAGTCTTGCTGTTGCTGATAGTGTTTTTGCAGAGATATCTAATTATGAAATTGCAGTAGAGGATGCACTTTATGTAATAGAAAATATTGATGTAGAGCAAATCAGTGCATTATTATCATCTGTTACGGATAATATTTCTATTCTGGATGAGATTTATGTCCAGATAAATCCATTGCAAATTGTAGTTTCAGATTCTTTGATGCTTGGAGATTTTGTTATAGCATCTATGACTGGAATTGATATGATAGCACGATACTTCTTTGTGTTGAAGAAACATCATTGAGAAAGGAATAGAATATGAGCAGGAAGAGAAAGAATCAAAAGGGTGACAGAATTTCGATCAAGGGTTTCTTTCGGGTTCAGATTCAGGATAAGGAGACTGGAAAAATTGTAGGTGATACCGGCTACATGGCAAATCAGATCACCAATTATGGATTGGCAAATTGTTTGGTTGGTGGTCCGGCTGGTGCGGGAAGTACGGTGCAGATTGCGGGGGCGATGCTGGGGTCTGGAACGAATCCCGCTTCTGATGCTACTGCACTTGATGGTGCTCTGACCGATTATTATAGCACGGTTGGAGAAGCTATCAATGGTAGCACACAAGCACAGTTTACTCAGAGTTATGATGGAACATTGGGTGCTGCTACACTTGCAAATATTGGGTTATTGGCAGCATCAGATGGAAGTGTGATTGCTGGCAAGACTTATGCGAGCAGTGCTCTTGCTACCACTCAATCTGTCAACATGACTTACAATCTCAATTATACGACGAGCTAAAGATGAAACGCATCAACAGCAAATTGTTTGATAAGATGGCTGGTGTAAAGTTGGATGTGGGAGCAGGACCTTTTAAGCAGACTGGATTCATAGGAATGGATCGAGTGAAGCTGAAGGGTGTGGATATTGTGCATGATATCCAAAAGTTCCCTTGGCCTATTCCAAACAATGTCTGCTCTACGATTCTTATGAGTCATGTATGGGAGCATGTGGAGCCGCACCATATGTCAATACATTTTTGGCCAACGCTCATCCAGAACATTATGGTTGTCCGAATGAACTCACTTTTCAATTTTACGATCCTGGCTTTGAATTATTCAAATCTGGTTCGTATGGAATGGTTAAGCCGTGGAAGCTGATTCGGAATGAGCCAAATGCGGCCGGATGTATTGAAGTGATTTTAGAGCCATACAAAGATGTGAAAGGGAAGGCATGTCTTCCGAAAGGATTGGTTCACCGGTGAAGGGTTTGCGGGAATAATTGAAACCCCTAAAAAAGAAGAAGAGTCGAAGAAAGATGACAAAGACCAAGATCAAGAGTAGCCAAGAAAAGATCGGCACTACGACGATTATCAGAAGCGGTGCAAATGGGAATCCCAGAGTCCCTATTCTGATCGCTACACCGACACTTGGCATTGTGAGGATGGAATGGTCGGTTGCAAGATATGGGCAGATTATTCCGTGCAATTGGACAAATCATGATGTGACAGTAGGCATAGGTTCTACAGTACCGATGCACTATCTTGTTGCAGATGGCCAGAATATTGCGACGGAGCATCTGTTGCAGGGAAAACAGGAATGGTTGTTGCTTTATGAAGACGATGTTGTCCCTCCGATGGATACGTTTCTTCGGTTGGACGAATATATTCAAAAGGCCACAATTCCTGTAGTCAGTGGTCTCTATTTTCTCAAAGTCCCTCGTAGTGAGCCTGTTTGTTATAGAGGGCACGGAACGAGATGTTTTCATGATTTCAAGTTAGGTGATAAGTTTTGGGTGGATGGTGTTCCTACTGGAATGCTTTTGATTCATCGTTCTATTTTGCAGCTAATGTATGATGAATCCGAACCATATAAGACGATGGGCGGAAGAGTAGTGAGAAAAGTTTTTGAGACTCCAGCTAAAATGGCTCAAGATCCATCTACTGGTACTTGGTCAAAGTTACAGGGAACAAGCGATTTGCATTGGTGCAAGAGAGTAATTAAGGAGGGGGTGTTGAAGAGAGCAGGTTGGGGTTCCATAGCTAAGAAGCAATATCCATTTTTGGTTGATTCCAACATTTTCTGTCGTCACATAGATTTGAGTACAGGACATCAGTTTCCAGATGAACCTATGACAGAACTAGAGTTCTT